GTCTCAATTACTTCTAGCAGCCAACGTGACAGTCCCAGCACAGTATTTGGTATCAGCACTCCAGGACGCCTAGTAAATGATACTGCAGGTAGTGATGAATTCCAGCAAGCACTAGACGGCGATTCTTTAACTGACGAGTTGTTTACAAAATACACCACAGGTGCACGTAAAGGTGGACATCAGTTTGTCATGGACGATGGCGACCTAGATGGCATAGATAACTTAGTTAGATTGCGTACAGCCGGTGGGCACCAGATCTTGATGAACGATCAAAAGCGTGTGATGTACATTGCCAACAGTTCTGGTTCTGTATGGCTAGAGTTCACTGATAACGGACAGATGCATGTGTTTTCCGCAGGTGGCATGAACTTTAGATCTGAAGGCGATATCAACTTACACAGCGACAAGAACATTAACATTACTGCTAAAGAAAAATTAAACATAACAGGTGTCAACGAGTTTAACTTTGAAAGCAACGTGATCAAAGGACGTTCAATAGGCGCAATGACCTTGTATGCTGCAGGTATGAATATAGGCAGTGAAGCTGACTTAAATTTATATGCAGATGGTGTGGGCAATTTCCAATCAGGAGGCGTACTATCCTGTGTGGGTTCTAAGATACAATTAAACAGTGGCGGCGGCAAAACAGTAGCAGCTCCTGCAAAATTGCCTACCATGATACACAGCGATGCCAGTAGAGATGATCCAGCAGGTCCTTGGAAGAGTGTACCAAGATCACTTGACAGTTTATGTTCGGTTGTTCCAACACATGAACCTTGGAATCGTGTAACTGGTGTAGATAGATTGACTGGAGCACCTCCGGATGGATTTGGGGCTGGTGGATCCGGAGCACAAGATCTAACCATTGGCGGAGCACCTGAAAAGATTATTCAACCAAGTGTTTGCGAACCCAAAGGTGCTATAAAGACAGATGCACAAGGCAAGCAGATTACCGACAGTAACGGTAATATCATGCGTGAAAGTGTAGCAGAAGCAGACCCAGGACCTAAACTTGCAGCCACACAGCAGCCAACAAAATTAATGCCCAAGGACTTGTTAAGCAGAGATGATATACCTAGTCCATCTGGCGGTATTGGTCCACTGAGCCAATTCCAAGTCAAATGTTTGATGGCACAACTGGCTTATGCTGAAAGCAACTTTAACTATGCACAAGTAGATTCTTCTAACACATATCTTGGAAGATATCAAATAGGTGCCTATGCGTTACAAGATGTCAAGTACGTAAAACCAGAATATGTCACAAAGTACACAACAGAAGCAGTACGCTATCCTGATGCTTGGTACGGTACAGAAAATATCAAGAGTGCTGAAGATTTTCTAGCAGCTAAAGGCGTACAAGAAAAAGTTATGCTTGCTCTACTCAAACAAAATTACGAAGCATTGATTAAAAAGAGCAACAACAAGTATGGTATTGATCCTAACGATGACTTATGTACTGTGGCAGGTATGTTGGCAGTATCTTTGCTGTTAGGCCCAGGAGGCGCACGTACATGGAGATTAACCGGCGGAGGAGATGCAAGAGCAGTATCTGCAGCAGCCTACTATAATCGAGGACGTTATGCTATTGATGTATTGGCCAATGGTGGCAACACAGCAACCGGCACATCAACCACCAGAGTTGACAAGTCGGGACTGACACCAGCAGCACAGGCAGCAGCAGCAGCCAACATCAATCCTGATGATGTACTGACATTTTCAGAGTATGTTCCAGGCAAAAATACTGGATCAGGCGGTAAAGCAAAATTCTTGGCCATGACTGGAGAGTTTAAAGCCATGGTACTGGGTGCAGCTAGAGACTACAAAGCAGCAACAGGACAGAAGCTACATGTGACCAGTGCATTGCGTACACAAGAAGATCAAACCAAACTGTATCAAGCCTGGCGCCAGGCCAACGGCAAATATGAAAGTGAAGGTGGTCCTACCACAGTTAACACAACGTATGGTCGTTTAAGTAAACCTGGACAGAGAGTTGGAAATCACGGTGGCGGTACAGCTCAGGATAGTCCAGACAATCAAGTGGCCAAGATGAAGGCCTTGGGCCTGTTTGAAAAGTACGGCTTGCAAGGTGTTGATAGGGATCCTCCACACATACAAAGACCCAAAAGATAACGAGGTTAAATATACAATATGTCAAATTATAGAGGCTTTAGTACCATTGGTAAGGTTAAAAAATTTAAACTGACTGACCTTGAGTTAGTCAAACAGAACCTATTCAATCATTTTAATATACGCAAAGGTGAGAAGCTCATGCAGCCGGGCTTTGGTAGTGTGATCTGGAGCATGATGTTTGAACCTTTAAACGAAGAAACAAAAAATCTTATACAAGCTGACGTTAAAAAAGTAGTCGGTTACGATCCAAGAACCAAAGTTACCAACGTTATTATAACTCAATTTGATCATGGGGTTCAACTTGATATTGAAATGGAATATCTTCCTGGTAATCAATCAGATTCGTTAAGACTTACGTTTGACAATGCTTCACAACGACTCACACGCAGTTAATAAACTACCCATATTATAATCTAAATAAATACTAGATACAAGGTAAAAACACATGGCAATAACTACACGTCAAACAAGTTTGTTAGCACAGCAGGACTGGAAAACGCTATACCAAACCTTCCGCGAAGCTGATTTTCAGAGCTACGATTTCAACACCCTGCGTAAAGGGATGATTGATTACATTAGATCTTATTATCCAGAAGATTTTAACGACTTTATTGAAAGTTCAGAGTACATTGCTCTAATTGATTTGATAGCATTTTTGGGTCAAAGCCTTGCGTTTCGTACAGATATCAACGCTAGAGAAAACTTTATTGACACAGCCGAGCGCCGTGACAGTATTCTAAAACTAGCACGTTTGATCAGCTACAACCCCAAGCGCAATATTGGTGCCACAGGATACTTGAAAATTGACAGTGTGACCACCACAGAATCAGTAACTGACAGCAACGGATTAAACTTGTCTAATCTACTAATTAGCTGGGACGATAGTGCCAATGACATGTGGTTAGAGCAGTTTACAGCCGTCATGGATGCTGCCTTGATTAGCAGCCAAGTAATTGGCAAGCCAGGTAACAGTCAAGTTATCAACGGCATACAAACAGATGAATACACAGTACAATTAGTTCCTGGCATTACACCAACTTTTAGATTCACTTCTACTGTAGATGGTTCCAAAATGAATTTTGAAGCTGTTAGTGCCACTAGTGCTAACGAGACTTACATCTACGAAAAAACACCAATACAGTCCGGTAACTTTAATGTTCTTTACAGAAATGACAATTTAGGTAACAGCAGTCGTAATACTGGATTCTTTGTTTATTTCAAACAAGGAAGTTTGGGCAATCAGGATTTTTCTGTAACTGACAGTTTGCCTAATCGTGTGGTCAACATCAACTTTGATAATATTAATAACAATGATGTGTGGTTGTATAAACTAGACAGCGCAGGTGTTGAAGTTGCTGAATGGACACAGGTTCCTGCAGTTGCCGGTGTAAACGTATTATACAATGACATAGCAGACCGTGACCTGTATCAAGTTGCTACCCGTGCTAACGATCAAATTGACCTAGTGTTTGGTGATGGCGCATTTACCAACATACCACAAGGTAGATTTAGAATATACTACAGACAAAGTAATGGTCTAACCTACAAGATTACACCAGACGAAATGCAAAATATTGTTGTTCCGTTGACTTACCAGAGTCGTACTGGACGTACAGAAACTTTGACCATTCGTGCTAGTCTACAATACACTATTGCCAACAGCACAGGTAAAGAAACACTAGAAGAAATTCGTACAAAAGCTCCGCAAAGTTTCTACACACAGAATCGTATGATCACTGGTGAGGACTATAATTTATTTCCATATGTACAGTTTCCTTCAATACTAAAAGTCAAATCAGTTAACCGTTCTAGTTCAGGTACAAGTCGTTACCTTGATGTTATTGATGTTACAGGAAAATATTCCAGCACCAATGTGTTTGCACAAGACGGTTGGTTATACAAAGAAGAATTTATTGGCAGCTTTCCGTTCCAATGGACCAGCACATCAGAAATCTTGGGCGTAATTTACAATCAAATTATTCCTGTCATGAGCTACAAAGAGACGCAGCATGCCTACTATGCCAAGTATCCACGTTACAACTTGCCTGGTATTATCTGGACCACTAACGATGCTAGCAGCACAGGCAGTATTGGTTACTTCTCTACAGATGGAATAACTTCTTTGTTTGTCGGAGCAGATGCCACAAGCAATTTGAAATATATCGTTAACGGAGCAATTGTTAAACTAAGTGCTGGCACTGGCAACTACTTTGATAGCCAAGGTAGAATCGTTGCAGGTACACCAACACTGGATGGCGATCGCCAATTTATCTATGCTGGTGTTATGAATGTTAATGGAACACTTGTAACACTAAGTCAAGTGTTACCTGATGGTGCAACTATTGAAGAAATTATCCCAACATTTATCAACAACTTGACAGACTCAATGGTCAACACGATGGCCGAATACATTAGAACTTACAAGAGTTTTGGACTAAGATACTCTCCAGTTGACCAGAGTTGGAATTTTGTTCAACAAGAAGATTTAAACACCACACTAGATCCATATGATTTCAGTTTAGACAACACAGGCGACACAAACGGCTTGGGCCTAGATGCCAGCTGGTTGATTCGTGTGACATTTAATGGACTAGATTACAAAGTAAACTATCGTGGCATACGTTACACATTTGAAAGCAAATACGAAACACGTTTCTATTTTGACGAACGTGTAAAAGTGTATGACACCAAGTCTGGCTTGACATTAAATGATCAAATCAAAGTGTTAAAAATTAACACACAAGCAGATAGCACACAACCAATTGGTCAAGACCAAGTATGGTTTGTTTACAAGAACGTGGTTGAAAGTGACGGATACGAAAGTAATCGTAGAATCCTAGTTACGTTCCCGGATACCAACAGCGATGGTGTACCTGACAATCCGGACTTGTTTGTTAACATTGTGAACCCTGCTGAAAACAGTGCGTATAAATTTGTGTACATGCAATCACTAGTGGATGCCAACAAGTTTATGTTCACACAAACTTATGACAATAGTCTAGTGATCAGCACCTATACAACACGAGCTGAAATTGGTAAGAACTTGACATTGTTTGAAGATGGACAAACATTCTACGCAACCACAGATCGTGCGTTTTATCAATTGAGTGTCACGAACGGCAACAGATTACTAAATGATCGTACAGATTTGACTGCCTACATTGGTCGTCAAAACTTGTACTTCCAGTATCGTCATAACAGTCCTAGCTATCGTCGTATTGATCCTAGTCCAAACAACATCATGGACTTGTACATACTGACCAAACAATATGCTGCTGACTATGCTGCA